CAGAGAACACATAGAACCGGCGGGCCCACCAAGGGTTGGACTTTTTTTAAAACTTCTATCTAAAACTAACTGGTCAGCGACTTTTTTCTTTGGGCGTATTAAATATAGTCCCAATTTTGTAAACGAGGGTTCAGATGTCCATATCTGATAGCGGAGTATTCCGCCAGTGTGATAAATTTTATTAGAGTTTTCAGCCGCTTCGCTATAGCCAAAAACCATACGTTTAGTGAACGTGGGTTGGGTAGCACTCGTGACATTATCCGTCCAAGTTGACGAACCTACGACAGGAGAAGTTCCCGTAGGATCGCACATAACATAAGGAATGGGACAAATATATGGATCTGCTAAAATTACATTTCCAATGGGTAAATTTTCCCGATACCAAGATGTTCGAATATTTTGATAATTATCTTTACCCAATTTACTTAATTGAGTTGATAAAGCTGTAATTTGTTTTGCTTGAGATCTCGCCCCAGTTTTACGGCGAATATTTTTTTTTCGAAGTGCACGAGGTTTAGTACGATGAGGCATTTCTTTATATACTAGTACATTAGATTTTTATTTCTTTATATAGGGAGAATTAAAAGTACTTAAAGGAATCATATTTAAAAGATTTCTTTATATAGGTTTAATTAAAAAGACAAAATAAAAGTACTTAAAGGAATATTATATATACATATTATAAATGAATAAAAACCAGAGAACAAGATGGTTTATAATTACAAATTTTAATTGTAATCTAAAAAAGGATTATGAAAAAGTTCTAGAGAAAAGACAAATTAGGTACATAGCCTATGGACAAGAAATTTGCCCCACCACTAAAAAGAAGCATCATCAAATGTTTGTGTATTTCCACAATTTGAGGACAACTGGTAAATTATCATTAGGGAAAATAGGAAAAATGTTTGGCGAGATACACTCGAACGTAAAACCTATGTATGGTTCAATTCGGGAGAATGAAGCCTACTGCTCAAAAGAATCAGAACTTTTTGAAGTAGGCGATAAACCAAAACAAGGGATAAGATCAGACATAAAAGAAAGCATTGATCTTATTGTAAGCGGAGCATTAACTCCAGATGAAATATGCATCGAAGATCCAATTTTTTATCATCAATATGGAAGAACCCTAGAGAAAGCGTCCGCAATTGGTTTAAGAAAGAGATTTAGAACTAAAATGACAGAAGGTATTTGGATATGGGGTGGATCAGGATCCGGTAAATCCCACGAAGCGTTTAAAGACTATGACCCAAGTACTCATTACGTCAAAAACTTGAATGAAGATTGGTGGGATGGATATACTGGACAACCCGTAGTTATTTTCAACGAATTCAGGGGGAGTTGTTGTAAATTTAGTGAACTTTTAGATCTTGTTGACAAGTGGCCTAAGACCATAAAATGGAGAAACAGAGAAAGTGTTCCATTTTTAGCAGAGAAGTTAATAATAACTTGCATCTGTAAACCTGAAGAATGCTATGCGGGTGTTGAAAAATTAGAAGATTGGGAACAGTTTACACGCAGATTCAAGGTTAGACAAAAGATAGAATATATAGAAAGTGAACAGAAGTACTCAATAGGTAATAATAAGACTATTGAGCATTTTATTTAATTTAGAGAGTAGTTTCGATAAACATTAAGAGATAAACAACTGTGACACAGTTGGCCATTTGTTGATCCGAAATTTTTATTGTGTGGGTATGATTAGACCAGAGCCTTATAATAATCAGTGACAATAAATCCAAGATCCAACGTTTGTGCATCAACGATTAAATCATTGTGAATACCTACAAGGTAACAACCACGCTCATTATTTTGATCGAGATATTGGGTTTCAAATGCAGACGCCGTTTTAGGAGCGACAGTCTGCGTATTCGTTGAAACATTTTTAATTAAACCACCAGCAGGTAGTTTGATACTCCCAGCAGCAGTGAGAGCATTATTGGCCGGAGACGCGTTATTTGCATTAGCATTAGCAGAAAAACCCGCAGCCTGAGGATGCGTTAGAGCAATTTCCCTGTGATATAATACATCCCAGTATTTACGGTTAATTTCAGACCCGTAAAAAGTACTAACAGCAGTACCAGCAGTACCAATATGAACAGTATAATCAACATCATTCGTCAGAGAACACATAGAACCGGCGGGCCCACCAAGGGTTGGACTTTTTTTAAAACTTCTATCTAAAACTAACTGGTCAGCGACTTTTTTCTTT